AAAAAAAAAAATGAAAGGAGGCCTGCTTATGGCAAGATGTTCTAAATTGGAAAGTGGTTTTCAAGATCGACTTGTTGAAAATCTTAAAGACTTATTTCCAGGATGTATGGTTTTTAAAATGGATCAAATTCCGGGAATTCCAGACTTGCTTATTTTATATAAAAATAAGTGGGCTTCCCTAGAATGTAAAAAGAGCGCTGGTGCTAAGAAACAGCCAAATCAAGAATACTATGTTGGTCTTATGAATGAGATGTCATTCTCAAGATTCATATGCCCAGAGAATAAAGAGGAGGTATTGCATGAACTTCAACAAGCATTTAAACCTTGAGGGACAACATGCGTTTCTTGGGGCTAGCAAATACCATTGGATTAATTACGATGAAGCAAAAGTTATTGAAGCTTATTCAAAATTTATAGCGGCTCAAAAAGGAACAGAACTTCATGAATTTGCAGCTCAATGTATTAGATTAGGACAAAAACTTCCAAAGTCTAAAAAAACATTGAATATGTATGTTAACGATGCAATTGGATTTAAAATGACTCCTGAGCAACCTTTATTTTATTCGGAAAACTGTTTCGGCACAGCTGATGCTATTTCTTTCAGAAATAAAATGCTTAGGATCCACGATTTTAAATCCGGGGTTATTCCAGCACATATGGAGCAGCTTGAAATATATGCCGCTCTTTTTTGTTTGGAATATAAAGTGAATCCTGCTGATATTAGTATCGAATTACGAATATATCAGTCAGACCAAATTTTATATCATAATCCGACAGCCGAAGATATTGTTCCTATTATGGATAAAATTATTACTTTTGATAAGTTAATTAATAAAATCAAATCGGAGGGAGGGGTTTAAACTATGAATCCCATAGCGGAAGAGATTTTAATGCATTATGGAATGCCAAGACGTTCTGGACGTTATCCTTGGGGTTCAGGTAAAAACCCGTATCAGCATAGCGGCGATTTTCTCAGCAGAGTAAATGAATTAAAGAAATCCGGTATGAGTGAGAAAGAAGTTGCCGAATCGATGGGACTTACTACAAGTCAACTTAGAACCCAAGTCGGATTAGCAAAAGACGAAAGAAGAGCGATTGATGTTGCTACTGCAAAGGGGCTTAGAGAAAAAGGATATAGCTTGAATGAAATAGCTAAAAAGATGGGTTACAAAAATGATTCATCTGTTCGCTCTTTGCTTAATGAGAATTCCGAAGCTCGTATGAATCAGGCTAGAAAAACTGCAGAATTTCTAAAGAAACAAGTCGACGAAAAAAGTATGATTGATGTCGGTGTTGGGGTTGAGCGTGAACTCGGAATTTCAAAAGAAAAAATGAAACAAGCTCTTTATATTCTCGAAATGGAAGGTTATAAAGTTTATGGTGGTGGCGTTCCACAAGCGACCAATCCGGGTAAACAAACAAATATTAAGGTCCTTTGTCCTCCTGGCACTGAGCATAAAGAAATTTATAATTTTGATAAAATTAATTCTGTTAGGGATTATGTGTCTCATGATGGTGGAGAAACCTTTGATCCTAAATGGGTCTATCCAAAGAGCATGGATTCAAGTAGACTAAAAATTCGTTATGCTGAAGAGGGAGGAGCAGAAAAAGACGGACTCGTCGAAATTCGAAGAGGTGTCGAAGATCTTTCTCTTGGTGAATCCCATTATGCTCAGGTCCGTATTCTTGTGGATGGTAAAAAATATATAAAAGGAATGGCTGTATATTCTGACGACATGCCTGATGGGGTCGATGTTGTTTTTAATACTAACAAAAGTAAAGACGTTCCAAAAATGGACGTTCTTAAAAACATCAGCAACGATCCCGATAATCCTTTTGGTTCTCTTATTAAGGCTGGAATCACGGATCCCGACAAAGATGATGGTTTTAAAGGCGGACAGAGCTATTATTATGACAAAAATGGTAAGAAGCAATTGTCACTTATCAACAAGCGTGCCGAAGAAGGAGATTGGAGTGAATGGAAAGATAGTCTTCCATCTCAGTTTTTGTCGAAGCAAAATATTACACTTATTAATAAACAGTTAAATTTAGCAGCTGCCGACAAACAAGCTGAATTTGATGAGATTCGTTCACTTACTAATCCAACAGTAAAGAAAGCGTTACTCAAGTCTTTTGCTGACGATTGCGATGCAGCAGCCGTTCATCTTCAAGCAGCAGCTTTACCACGGCAGAAGTATCATGTTATTTTACCTATCACTTCGATGAAGGATAACGAGGTTTACGCTCCTAATTATAATAACGGAGAACAAGTAGCTCTTATTCGTTATCCTCATGGCGGCACTTTCGAAATTCCAATTCTGACTGTTAATAACAAACATGCTGAAGCTAGACGAATTTTAGGAAATACTCCTATTGATGCTATTGGAATTAATAGTAAAGTTGCAGCGAGGTTATCCGGAGCTGATTTCGATGGCGACACTGTTATGGTTATTCCTACAGGTGGTAAAGTAAAAATTACTTCTACTCCTCCTTTAAAGGGATTGGAAGGGTTTGACCCTAAAATGGAATACCCAGAACGACCCGGAATGAAGTATATGAAAAATACTCAAACAGAGATGGGTAAAATTTCAAATCTTATCACCGACATGACTTTGAAAGGTGCTACACAAGATGAAATAGCAAGAGCAGTTCGTCATAGCATGGTTGTTATTGATGCCGAAAAGCATAAACTTGATTATAAAAAGAGTGAAATCGACAATGGCATCGCTTCTCTTAAGAAAAAGTATCAAGGAACTTATGACAATGAAGGCCGTTATCACGAAGGTGCTGCAACTTTAATTTCTAGGGCTAAGTCTGAAGTATCTGTTTTAAAGCGAAAAGGAAGTCCAAAAGTTAATCAGGTTGGAAAAGATTGGTATGATCCAAGTAGACCTGAAGGAGCTTTAATTTGGAACTCTGTAAAAGAAGAGTATACCGATCCTAAGACTGGAAAAACCCGTGTACGTACTCAGAAGTCTACTAGGATGGCGGAAACTGATGACGCATTTACTCTTGTGTCAGATGCTAACACTCCGGTCGAAAGAGCCTATGCCGAGTATGCCAATAAAATGAAGTCCCTGGCAAACCAGGCTCGTAAAGAAATGGTTACTACTGGTAAAATCGCTTACTCTTCTTCGGCTAAGGCTACTTATCAGGCAGAGGTGGATTCTCTATTAGCTAAGCTCAATGTGGCACTAAAGAACGCCCCTAGAGAGAGAAAAGCACAGGTTATAGCCAACGCTGTTGTGGCTGCTAAAAAACAGGAGAATCCTGATATGACTCCTGGTGAAATAAAGAAACTTAATCAACAAGAGTTAACTAAGGCTCGTGCTGCTGTAGGTGCTAAAAGAGAGATTATAAAGGTTACTGATCGTGAATGGGAAGCTATTCAAGCAGGAGCCATCAGCGAAAACAAGCTTACAGAAATACTTAATCATGTTGACATTGATGATCTTAGACAACGAGCTACTCCTCGTACAACAACTTCTTTGAGTGAAGCTAAAGTTAATAAGATTAAATCCATGAATGTATCTGGTTACAGTACAGCTGATATAGCTAAAGCTCTTGGTGTTTCCACAGCTACAGTATCAAAATATTTAAAAGGAAAGGAGTGAATTGTTAATGTCTAAATGCATGTTAACAACATTTGATAATCCATACAATCCATTCGAACAGTTCACTTCTTGGTTCTTGTTCGATGTGGAAAAAGGTTATAATACTTGTTCGTATTTAGGAAGAATTGCTCGAACTTCAGATCAATTGTCAGAAGAAGAAAACGAATTGGAAATCGAAAGAGCAATTGATGAAATTATTAAATACGATTTCAGGAACATCTATAAGAAAGTAACTATGCAAACGGTAGACACTTAAATATTTATTGTTGATGTTTAAAATAATTAATTTTAAAGGATTGATTATTATGAAACATTAGTTTTTATTTCTTTCGCTTTTTAAAAACGTTACTGAGCGCTAAAGTATATGGGGGGGGGTGTGCTGAAAATGCTACCCCTCTCCTCAT